GTACTACCAGCAAACCTAGCGTTTCTTATCTTTTGAATGGTGTTTATATTACCTCTAAAATTCGATATGTTTTCTACACCACACTTTCTGTTGCTTAGATTTTGTGAACCGTAAAGTATTAGATTTTTCATAGTAAGTTGTAATTAGCTAATCTATTTTGTTTTGCTGTTGCTTCATTGACTGCTTCTAGTATGGTAGCTTTCAAGTTATCCACACCTGTTACTGGTGCGTTCACATTGATAGTTATCCCACCACCACTACTCATTTGCTTGGTGTCCTCTGAGTTGTACACATGACTTCCACGAGGTAGTTGCACAAGCTCTGCTCCTCTTTCACCTACCATAGTCCAACCTCCAGTGGTTACTCCTCCTGTTGCTCTCTTATCATTTCCTGAGAAGTTAATACCTATGTTTGTTGGAATAGCTTTAATCTTTTCTATAATCTTTTGAACCCAGTACCAAATCTCTCTAAACTGGTTAATCATAGTAGCTAGTCTGTCTATAAATGCGTTCCAAGTGTCTGTACCAGCTTTCTTAACAGCAGTTATTATAGATACCACTCCTGCTATTACATTTATAAGTACCTTTATGATTCCTATAACTACCACTATTGCTCCTAAAAGCATTACTCCTATTATCTGTACGATTACTTTTAAGATTTCTTTCATTCTCTCTCCGTCTATATTGAAAGCCATAAACATCTCGTTAAGAGCAGCTTTAAGATTGTCTATTGCTGGTTTTAAGAAATCACTTACCATAGATATAAAAGCGTCTAGTATAGGTTTTACATTCTCCTCGTATTTACTCTTAATTGTCTCCCAAGTACCAACAAACCAGTCTCTCATTATAACTATTGCTGGTGTAAGCTTTTCGGTAATAAACATGGTTACCTTTTCAATAGCATTCTTAGCAGCGTCAAACAGTCCAGTCTTATTTACAAAGTCCGACATAAAGATATTCCAGGAGTCCTTTGCGTTGGATATTAACTGATTCCAAGTACCTGCTTGTTCTGTGAAAGCACTAGCACCTGTACCCTCTGTACCGTATTTCTCAAAAGCAGCAAATAAAAGTTCAGCTGCGTTTTCTGATTCTTGTAAGCTCTCTACTGTAAGTCCTGATAATGCTAGTACATCATTAAACACTGGTATAGCACTCTGAAACTGTCTTACATCCATCATGGTAACCGTTCCAGTAGCTGCGATCTGCTGTAGATTCCAAACTACCCTGTCTAATTCGTTTTGTCCTTTACCACTTATAGCTACTGCTTTACCTACGTCTAGTAGAATGTCTATAGCTTGTTGTCCGTTTTTGGTTATTGCTGTTAGTCCTAAAGCACCCTCTACAAGTCCTGCTATTTCAAATGGAGTTTGCTTTGCTTCCTTTTTAATTCTCTCTATAACACCACTGGCTTCTTCAGCACTCCCTAGTAAAGCTTTGAATCCTTGTGTAGCAGTTTCTAATTGAGCTGAAGTGTTTATACCTACTGAAACAGCATTATACATTTGCTTAGCAGTTACTATAACAGCTGTAGCTACAGCAGCTACTTTAGCAAAGGATGTAGCCATGTTAGCAGTAGTCTTTTCTGTTGAAGCTTGAACCTTTTGAAGTCCAGCAGAAGCTTGGTCGTCTAGCTTAACTTCAATAATTACTTTCTTTTTACTGTCTGCCATGGTTTTCTTGTTTCAATTTAGCTCTCTTTTCTTCTAGGTCTTGTCGTTGTGCTTCAAACTTGTTTATATATAAAAGTAGCTCTATCCACTGTATATCTTCCTCAAGCACCTCACTGGGTAGCTTGTGGTATATCCTACATATTCTCTCAACTACCAATTCAAATGGTACTTGTGAGCTATCTCTTAAAAGAGCATCCTCAATCTGTTCAATTTTAACTAGGCTTTTTTTGAGTTTGCTACCTCAGCCATTTTATCAGTTAAAATACCCTGTATCTTTACATACTGGTCAACTTCTAGATTGTCTAAATACTCTGTATTAGGTGCTATATGTTCTTCTCCTCTTAAAATATCCAAACAAAAGACAGGAAACAAGTCTGGTACTCTAGCGAATAACTTACCTGCGTTAAACTCTACTTCCCCTTTAGCACTCATTTTAGTGTCCTCTCCAAACTGTATTTCCATTATCTTTCTATACTCTTTACCCTTAAAGGAACTAAGAAAGTAAAGTTTATCCCCACCTATTTTTATCTCCTCACATTCTCTACCTTTAATTTCCATAATATCCCCTACTTAAATTATAGTGTTGTTAATACTGCCTGCATTAATCCGTTAGTTTCGTCTGCGTAGTTAGCAGTGAATCCAAATGTCTCTGTTACTATACCGTCTAAATCAGTGTCTCTATTCCAACCTTTGAAAAGTACACTTGGGAATTTGATTACCCATGATTTTACAAGGTTGTTAAGTGTTATCTGGAAAGCTTTAGGAGTGTCTGCTAGAGCAAAGTCTCTATAAGTTGAACTGTCATAGGTTAATGTTATGTCTCCTGTTACACTCATTCTACCGTTTTGAATATCGTCTGGTTCTGTTGAACCGTTTACCCAGTCTACATTTAGATTCTTTTCTATGTTTAACTGGAAGTTCTTAACACTCATTGCTGTTGGACTTGAAAGTCCTGCAAAGTTTGTAGCATATCCAAAGGTTACATTGTCTGGTGTGAATAGCTTGGCTGTCGTACTATAACTTGGTGTTAGTGTTCCTGCTGTTTCTTTCTTAGCTATAAACTCCATTGAAAGATTTACATAGTCGTCTGTGTTACAAGTGATTGTTGCTGTGTTAAGCATTCCCATAGCATAAGTATTATCTCCCTCTACTGGGTCTGCTGTTGCTATTGTAAACGAGTTATGTAAATTAGTATTCGCTATGGTAAAAGTACCAGCTGTATCAGCTTGACCAAATATCATTCTATTAAGAGGTGTTAAGAAGCTGTCATACAACTTCATACTAACAGTACCCTGAGAATATTCCTTAGAGATATCTTCAGTTAATACTCCCTCTATTCTACCCATTCCTGAATTGTCTGTTACCATTTCGACAACTGGAATAAACCCCTGTCCTGTGTGGGGATACCACTCGCTTGTTGTTGGGTCTACCTTAGTACCTCTTACAGCCTCCACTTTGAAAGCAATTTCTTGTCTTGCTCCGACATGTTCGTTAGCCATTATTTTGAACTATTTAATTTAATTATTTCTTCTTCAGTCAGAACCTTACCTACACTAGGTACAAAGGCTTTAACTACTTCTTTAGGTTTTATAGTCTCTACAGACTTTATTGTTTTAGGCACGACTTATATGTTCCCTAATAACTAAAGTAATTGTTCTCTTGTAAAGATTCAACTCATCATCATAATCGTCTACATAATTAGGATTAAGAGTCCAATCTACTCCAAGAGTGCTCATTAATGTAAAGTCAAACAGGTTGATTTTAAGGTTGTCCCAAGCCTCTCTAAGCCTGAGCATAGCTTCCTCAACCTTTTCTTCCTCTGTTTGCTTGTCTATAATTCCATAATTCACACACACACTTATATCTATATTGGTATCAAACTGTATGTTTCTATTATCTAAACTCACACCCTCTCCTGAGTTGTCTAGTATGACTACAAATGGATACCCATCATCTTGTAGCCAGTTAGGGTATGTGTACACCCCCTTAAAAGAGCTAGTACCCTTTCCGTCTGTGCTAGTCCAGGTATATCCACTTATTGTTGTTTTTAATGTGTTTATTACTGTAGATATTGTCATTTTGTATATTCATTAAGTAAATATTCCATTCTCCTTGGCATTATATCTCTATTCATTCTCTCTTCTATTTCACTAATTTGCTTTGGTCCACCCTTTCTATATTTCTCAGTACCTCTTTGTGCTATCTTTTTAGCTATCATATACCCAGCTCCTCTATCCATACCATGTAGCATAGCCCATCTTTCTAAAGGCTCTATTGGAGGCATTTTACCTGGTTTCCTACCGTACTCTAATACTATGTCCCCATACATATTGCTCCATATTTCTAGTTTCTTGTCCGTTGCTATACTACTTAAACTTCCTTCCAGCTCTCCTGAACTCCTATGCTCTGCTAGTTCTTTTTTTACTTCATTCATAAGCTCGTTTTTCATAACAGTCATAGCCTGTTTTCTAGCTCTGTCTCTTAAAGGCTGGTTTTTAACCCAGTCCTCTACTTCCTTCATGTTAATTTTCATTGTAAAGCTCATACTTGTCTTTTCAAAACTAAGTGATACACATCAAACAACTCATTGTACTTAGGAGTATTTACTACTATGTAAGTACCACTATCCCATACAACCTTATCTCCCTTTTCAAAACTACTAGCATTGGTGTAACTACCATTCACATTCGAAACAAACTCTCCTATCTCTTGACCCAAAAGTGCTACTGTATCTTCATTTCTTCTTATTATAAACATCTGAATTGTAAAAGAAGCTGTACCAGGATATACAGAAACCTTTGTACTGTCTGTATCCGTCATGTGATAAACACTCGCTAATTGTTCCTTTTCTGTATACAAGCTCATACTGTTACACTAAAACTTATGTTGCTCTTGTTACTAATACTGTTAAATATCTCCATTGCTCTTAGTTTCAATTCAGTAGGACTACTTAATCTTAAAGCTGTTCCTGTTCCATAACTTACACTCATTCCCTCTTCACTCTTACTTACCACCAAATTAGCACTGTTATCAGCATTGATTAATCCCTTTGTTACCTGGTACTCAGCCAAAGCCCAGAATACTATTCCTAAATTAGCATTAGTTGGATGATTAAGATCTCCGTTACTCTTAACTACACCATCAAAATTAGTGTATCTTGCTTTGTATCTAAACTCATAAGTACCTGCTATAATGAAATCTGTGTCTAAAAAGATTATCTTATTGTCTCCGTCTGTCTCCCAGTATATATGCTCCCCCTCTAAACCTAGCTCTGTATCAATAATCGTAACAATATCGTAACTTAGTGCTTTATATCCTAGAACTATATCAGCAGAAGAGATTGCTATATCTTCAACGACTATGTTGTTGAGAACTTCTGAGCATTTGTCTATTCCCAAGTCCAGAAAAGCTAGGCTCTCTAAATCAGGTAAGGTATAGTCTGGTGTATAGTCTCCTATAAACCTTCTAAACATTGTGTATATATCAGCAGCCATTGTTTTTAT